AATACAAGCAGGACAAATGCCGCCTGAAATGATGAATGAGATTGCATTAATGGCACAAGCGGCAACACAACAAGTTACAGGTCAAGCACAAGCGATGGCAGCAGCAATGCAAACACCAGATCCACAAAGACAGATGTTCGAACAACAACTACAACTTGAAAGAGAACAGTTGATGCAAAAAGAAGGCGACGATCAAAGAGACGCACAACTAGCCGCAATGAAAGCTGAACTAGACGCACAAATTAAACGTGAGAAGATCGAAGCTGATTTACGCGTACAAGATACTAAAGCCGCAATAGAATTGCAAGAACTAGAGCAAAGAGCTAAAGTTGATGCAGAAAAGAATTATACGGAATTAGTTAAAACAGTTCGAGAAACTCGAAAACAAAACGGAGAAAAATAATGAGAGATTATTACGACAGCGATAAATACCCTTCACCATCACAAAAGAAAACAAAGGCGTCTCCTAGTTTTCCTAGTGTAGAGGATACAACAAAAACACAATCTGTTCAAGCAGGTGAATGCTTAGACAAGCCTGAAGAAGCTAAAGTAAAAGCGGCTTATGGACAGACAAAAGGACTTCTTTGGTATCGTTCTATTAAATAATTAATGGACTATATCTTAGCGACGGAGCATTTGCTTCGTAAATACCGTGAGAGGAAAGAAGCTCTCACGCAAACGTTGGCTTCTGGAAGTGTTGAAGATTTTGAGCAATACCAAAGGATAGTCGGTGAAATAGCAGGTTTGAGTTTCTGTGAACAGGAAATTCAAACTTTACATTCTAATATGGAGGATGCAAATGACTAGTAAAGTCGAAACAACAACTGTTCCAGATAGAGTAGATAATTTTGGTAGTAATGGTATGGCTAAAGCAGAATTAGCTTCAGAGCCAACAATTACTCCTGATAATGTAGACTCTCATGCAAGTTCTTTACCCCGTCCAACTGGGTATCGAATTTTAATATTACCTTTCAGCCCCAAAGCGGTAACTAAAGGTGGAATACATATAGCAAAACAAACGGTCGATAAGGAAAGGTTAGCGACTGTTGTAGGGTACGTAGTTTCTCTAGGACCTGATGCTTACAGTGATCCACATAAGTTTCCAGAAGGAGCTTGGTGTAAAGAAGGTGATTGGGTTATCTTCGGTCGATATGCGGGAGCTCGTTTTCAAATAGAAGGTGGCGATATGCGTCTTTTAAATGATGACGAAATCTTAGCTTGTATCGATGACCCAGAAGCAATTTTATCATAACAAACTTGAGGAGGACTCATGCAAAATAACGAAGCCGAAAAAATAGAATTAGAACTTCCCGAAGGGGAAGTTGATATACGGGAAGCAGATGTAGACGATTCGATTAAAGACGAAGTAGTCGAAGAAGAAGCTCCTGTAGAAGAAGTAAAAGATGAATTAGATGCGATTTCTGATTCAGTGCAAAAGCGTATCGATAAGTTAACTTATAAGATGCGAGAAGCAGAAAGACAGCGAGATGAAGCTGTTAATTACGCTCAAAGTGTTAATCAAACAGCGACTAGTTTAAAAGAAAAATTAAAAAATTCCGACACTTCGCTTTTCAAAGAGTACGATAACAGGGTACAATCTGAAATTGAAGGAGCAAAAAGACTTTTAAAAGATGCACAAGAAGCAGGGGATAGTGAAGCAGTGGTTGAAGCAACTACAGTTCTTTCTCGTGCTACCGCTGAAGCTGAAAATCTTAAAAGACTACAAGCTCAACAACAAGTTAGGGAAAAGGCAAAACCAGAAGAAGTTCCAGTTGAGCCTTATCAACCGACTTTACAGCCAGACCAAGCTCCAGGACCAGATCCTAAAGCTGAAGCATGGGCTGAAAAGAATGAATGGTTTGGAGATGACCAAGCAATGACATTTGCAGCATTTGGAATACACAAAGAATTAGTAGAAGAAGGTGTTGATCCGACTTCTGATTCTTACTATTCCGAAGTTGATAAACGTATGGCTGAAAATTTCCCACACAAGTTTTCTAACGAGCAATCTGCCCCCGTGCAACAGGTTGCTGCTTCTAGCCGAGGGGCTAGTGGTAAAAAATCATCACGCAAAATTAAGTTGACACCTAGTCAAGTAGCAATAGCTAAAAGACTAAATGTGCCACTAGAAGAATATGCTAGACATATCGAAGGAGTATAAAATGACCGAAGAAAATAAAACAGAAGTCAATACTGATCGTAACTCACGATCTGCAGAGACACGAGCCTCTCAAACTCGCAGAAAGCCTTGGGCTCCCCCGTCTATGTTAGACGCACCCGAAGCTCCTCCTGGATATCAATTTAGGTGGATTCGTGAAGCTACTCGAGGAATCGATGATAAATCTAATATGTCTAAACGTATTAGAGAAGGATATGAACCTGTGAGAGCAGAAGACTATCCTGATTTCGAAGCTCCTACTATTGAAAACGGTAGCAACACTGGAGTAATTGGAGTCGGAGGATTAATACTTGCTAAAGTTCCAGTCGAAACCGCAGCAGAGCGTAATGCTTATTTTAAAGATCAAGCAGATACCGCGATGCAAGGTGTAGATCAAAACTTTATGCGAGAAAGTGATGCTAGAATGCCTATTAAAGATAGTGATATCCAAAGGACTTCTAAAGTCGCCTTCGGTAGTAAGCCTACCGATGCAAAGTAATTAATAATAACAATGTATATAGACAAAGGAGAAAACAATGGCTAATACAAATAAACCAGATGGTTTTACTCCCGCATATCATATGTACGGAGGTGTTATTCGCCCTGCTAAAATGAGAATCGCAAGTGCAACTAACGCATCAATCTTTTCAGGTGATGTTGTTAATTTATCTAGTGGTTATGTCATCCAAGGCACAGCGACAGGCACACCCGTAGGTGTATTTTACGGAGTATACTATACAGCTACTGACGGCACCCCAACTTTCTCGAAAGTTTGGACTGCTGACACAGCTACCCAAGGCGGAGCAGATGCAGAAGCTCTCGTTTATAACGATCCTGGAATCGTTTACGAGGCTCAATTTACAGCTGGAACACCAGCAGTAAGTTTTATCGGCTCTAAATATACTCTTTCTACGACTGCAGGTTCAACATTGAACGGTAGATCAAAGGAAGGGGCAACCGCAACAACCTCAAGTGGTGTAGCGTTATGTGTAGGATTCGCCTCGCAACCAAGCAACGAAATCGGTGCTTATGCGAGAGGGTTATTCACATTCCCTACTAACACTTTTGCTGTTTAATTCTAAGGAGATAAATAATGGCGATTAACAGAGCACAACTAGTCAAAGAACTAGTTCCTGGACTCCATGCTCTCTTTGGATTAGAGTATGAGAGATATAATAACGAACACGAAGACATCTTCGATACTGAGAACTCCGAAAGGGCTTTTGAGGAAGAAGTAATGTTAAGTGGATTTGGTGAAGCACCGACTAAAGGAGAAGGAGCAGCAGTCATTTATGATACAGCTCAAGAATCCTGGACATCTCGTTTCACGCATGAAACTATCGCACTAGCGTTTGCGTTAACAGAAGAAGCAATCGAAGATAACCTCTACGACACACTTTCTTCACGTTACACAAGAGCACTAGCACGTTCGATGCAACAAACTAAGCAAGTTAAAGCAGCTAATGTTTTAAACAATGCTTTTAGTTCATCTTACGTTGGCGGTGATGGAAAAGAGCTTTGTGCTACAGACCATCCAACTGTTGCGAACGTTGATTTAAGTAATGAGCTGTCTACAGCTGCTGACCTTAATGAAACTTCTCTAGAGCAATCATTGATTGATATCGCTGGATTTAAGGATGAAAGAAACCTTAAAGTGAATGCACAAGCAAGGAAATTAATTATTCCACCTGCTTTGCAATTCGTAGCGGATAGATTGATGGAAACTCCAGGAAGAGTTGGTACTTCAGATAACGATATTAATGCAATTAGAAATATGGGAATGGTCTCAGAAGGCTACGTTGTAAATCATTATCTAACAGATACTGACGCTTTCTTCATCAAAACTGATGTTCCTAACGGGTTAAAACACTTCGTTAGAACTCCTGTATCTACTAGTATGGAAGGCGACTTCGAAACTGGTAACGTAAGATACAAGGCGAGAGAACGTTACAGCTTTGGTTGGAGTGACTGGAGAGGTATCTTCGGTTCACCAGGAGCCTAATTCATTAACGTGAATTCATTAAAGGGGAACTTCGGTTCCCCTTTTCTTTTTGTAGGCATTCATATACAATCAAAAGACTAGGATTTATTAACTTGTTCTACAGACTGACCTAGCAGACAAGCCGAGACAGTAGAACTTATTTCCACGGAGGAAATTATGGCAAAATCAACCTTTTCGGGTCCTGTACAATCATTGGCAGGATTTATATCAGCAGGTAATGCTAACGTTGTTAGTTTAACTGCAGACACATCCCTGACAGTGGCTTCTCACGCAGGAAAAATATTAACTTGTAACGACGCAGATGGTAAATTTACTTTACCCACTATCGTAGCTACTGCTCCAGGAAGAGACGATGATCCTAATCAAACAAATAATTTAGGTGCATCATTCTTTTTCGTAGTAGAGACTGCTGCAACTGATATGGACATCTTAACAGATGGCACAGATAAGTTTGTAGGTGGACTTTACACTGGTGTAACAGACGCAACAGGTAAAACTTTTATTTCTGGTGCATCTAACGATGTTATCACTATGAATGGTTCTACTAAAGGTGGACTTGCAGGTAGTATCGTTAAAGTTACTGCTATGGCAAGTGCTAAATATGCAGTAGAAGGAATTATTTTAGGGTCAGGAACTTTAGTTACACCATTTGCTGACGCTTAATCTTAATATAGGAGATTAATATGAGTTCATCAGATGTAAAAGCGACCAAAGCTTTAACTGCAACAGGACAATTACAAGGATTTATTGGTTCTGGTGCGGGTGTTGCTACTAATTTAGGTCCAATAAGAATTCAGTCTGTTCAAGCACAAGCAAGTGCTGCAGATGGTTCTATAAAAATCTATGACGGAACGGGTGCAAGTGGAACTAAGTTACTTATTGAATTTAAGTTCGGTTCAGCAGCAAATGAGTCTTTTGACCATTATTTGCCTAACGACGGAGTAAAATTTGATACAGGGGCTTATGTTGTGTTGTCTAATTGCGACTTTTTTGTAGCATACTACAACTAACATGGCAACCTCGGGAACTCGTGCATTTAGTTTAGATGTAGCGACCGCAATCGAAGAGGCGTACGAACTTGCAGGATTAGAAGCTCGTACGTCATACGATGCTGTTACAGCACGTCGTTCTATGAATATTATGTTTGCCGATTGGTCAAACAGAGGTATTCAAATGTGGGAAGTAGCCAAAGAGGAGCTAACTCTTACAGAAGGAACTAATGAGTATACGATTAACTCGTATGATATCGATGTTTTAGACGCTTATGTAGAACGAACAGTTAATACTGTAGTTACTGATTATCCCTTAGACAGAATAGATCGGAATGAGTATATAAGTATTCCCAACAAGGCTACTAAATCACGTTCTACAGAATTTTGGTTAGAACGTAAAAAGTCTCCTGTTATTCATCTTTATCCAACGCCCGAGAATTCAACGGACAAACTCATTTACTATGTATGGCGTACTATAGAGGATGCTGCGGCTTCTCTTAACGATGT